TGAGCCTGCGGAGATAAGGAGACGTTAGGATCTTTCAAAGTTATGCCTGACCCCTGAACCGAATACGAAAAACCTGTTTTAAAATTCGTCGTAACCACATTTTCCTGTATCAACTGACGGGTAATGCTGTTTGTCTCCATTTTTCCGCTTGAGAATCGGGGTATAATTTCACCGGCTAATGTATAAGTAGGACAGATAAATATAAATAGAAAAAACCTCCACATTAATCTATTTCCAATGCTAGTGAGGTTTGTATGGTCGCCGTACTTCCAGAATTTCCTGCAGTTATTGTACCGATTAAACCACTTGTCATCGTACCGGCCAAACTTCCACTTGACCCTCCGGCATAAGTGGTGTTTTCTCCCAAAATTGGAAGGTTAGCTAAACCTCCGTTAGAGACTGCGGTAGACAAAACAGTAGGAATAGAATCTCCAACTGTTAGTGATTCTGTCATTGTGAACGCCTGCGCTGCATTACTAACCGTAAACGTAGTATCCACAACACTTGGTACGCCTGCGGTTTGAGTGGAGAGAACGAGAGAACCAATGGAACCTGCGTCACCTCCTGTCTTAGTCGGAACCACATTAGTTCCCGAAACCGTTAGTGAAGTTCCCAATCTTTCATTAATTGAATAACTCGGATCAACCTTTAGTGAAACAACGCTAGTGATTGTTGATTTTATATCGGCTCTTGCAGGAGACAAGAGAAATACCAGTGGGAGGAGAAGTAGATGTTTCATTGGAGTTTGCCGTCGGGTCCGATATTTCTACCAGTTATAGGATCTTTACGAGGTTTGTTGTTGTTGTCTTTAGTCTTAGCGTTACCGGGTTTTTTAACTGCTATGTTGAAATTTCCAAGGACAGAACTGAGGAGACCGGCTGCAAACGTCGTGTCGATTTGCTTAACCGTATTCCCAAAGTAACTCATACTTATGACTCCTAAAGACCAAGTTAATACGATCAATTGAACAAGGGTGCCGACTCTCGACGGTCTTTCTTCTTCGTCTTTTTCTTCTTTTTCTTGGGATACTTCTTGATAGTCATCCATTCCTTAGATGAGTAAGTACTTAAATACTTTAGCAAATCTCAACTAGGTTGCTCTTTCTCTGTATCTTCAGATGTTTTGCGATGGAGCTGTTGTTTATGGCGATCATGCTCCTCGGTTAATTGAATAAAGATATCTTTGACTTTCTCTTGAAACTTTTCGTCTTCAGTCTTGGTCTTGTCTGAGTCCATGCTTATACAGTAGTAAGTCGATTAAAGATCTTCGGGTTTTTATGCTCTCAGCAATTTTTTCTATTAGTATCATATCTTCGGCATCCATACTATTTATATCTGAAACTTTATCTAGATCTTCCTTTAGAAATTCAAGATCAGAAATAGTTTCGAGAAGTTTTTCTTCAATCTTTGTAATTGACGATGCGGTCATGCGATTAATAGGTTAAATTTGATACATACGTAATTACTAAGAAATTCTTCGTTGCCTTGTATGCAAGTAATCAAATGATTAGTTGGACTGAAGGCAATAAATTAATATCTTTTATGTAATTACTTAGGTACATTAGCTTACTCGTATGTAATGTCAAACACTTTAATTCCTCAAATTGTTGGTTATGCAAGGGTTAGTACAAAAAACGGCGAGCAGTTAAGTGCTTTAGAAACCCAGAAGAGCAGATTAAAAAGCGCAGGGGTAGAGAAGATTTATACAGATGTTGAGAGTGGCAGATCTAATGGTAGAAAGGCTTTTAACGAATTACTCCAACTAATTGATAAAAGAGCGATTAAAGAGATTGTTGTCACTAGATATGACCGGTTGGGGAGAGATGCGACTTTTGTTGATGCTGCGCTGGTATTAGCGTCAAAAAAGAAAGTCGCAATACGAACAATTGATACCGGAATCGTGGATACTGAGTCGCCAGCCGGATTTTTAATGTCACGAATATCTACCAGTCTTGCCGAAATGGAAAGCAAGATGTTGAGTATGCGGATTAAAAAGGCTCTTGATCAGAGATGGAAAGACGGAAAAATACCAAGAACCCGTATTCCGTGGGGCTATCACAAAGTGAAGAAGGGGGATAAAGATGCAATTGAACTACACCCAGTCGAAGGACCAAAAGCAAAATTATTCCTAGAGCGTTTACGTGAACAGGGATACCGGTTTGGTAAGACAGTTAAAGAGTTTAATGACATCCCTTTAAAAACCTCTAGCAGTGTTCGAGCTTGGCTAACTAATCCTTTTCTGCGTGGAGGTATTGGTTTTGGTTCTGATCACAAATACAGTTTTAAAAAAGTTGTATGGGGTTTGCATGAACCGTTGATTAAACATGAGGATTGGTTCGCGATTGAACGGGTTTTAGAGTTTAATACAACTCTCTGGGGAGCTAATACAAAAATGAAACCCAAGCTTCTGTCAGGTATATGTTTTTGTTCTGAGTGCGGAAATAGACTTGCTTATTCCAGCCGGGTCAAAGAAACTCATACTTTAAATATGCGCTGCAATACTTTTAAGTGTGTTCATCATGCCAAAAGAGTCAATCATGCAATGATTGTTGATGCGATTAACGCAGCTTTAGCAAAACGATCAAAACAGTTAGCATCTAAGACCGAGACAGAACCTTTAGAGGTAGGGAAACTTAGGAATGAAATAGATATGTTGACCAAATTAGATGATCCTGATTTAAAGGAAGCTATTAAAAGGAAGAAGGAAAAGATGACAGCTCTACTATTAAATGAGTCACCTATTTTGAAAGAACGTGCGAAGTTGATGTCCGAGCCTTCTTTTTGGAAACACGCTTTGAGTCTCGATGACAACCGCCTCCGCGAGATTTATCTCGAATTCGTTGTGAAGGCGGTGGCAAACCCAAAAGGTGTGACTGAGGTGGAGCTGCGGATTTAGCTTTTTTGTAATCTTCGATTAAAGATATAAGAACATCTCCAATAGACACAAAAACTATTAGTTAGCTATATAAAAAATAAAGCTAAGTACCTTTATCACAACATTCATTGTCTGTGGACTGTAGTAAATCTTTAGCGATTATTTCATATCTAGGGTGTTTTGTTACATGCTCTTTAAGTGCCTCTAACACTACTTCGTTAATACTTTTTTGTGTATATGCAGCAAATACAGAAAGCTTGTGGTGGCATATATCCTGCATGTTTATAGTTACTCTTTTCATACTTTTGTATGGGAGGGAAGTCAAAGTAAAACTAAATTAACTAGCTCGTATAGGAATGTCTACGTACGTAATTACTCCTAATACTTTTTATACTTTATAAATCTCTCAATGTTACCTCTGGTACATACTTAGTTCTTCTTTTTGTGTTTCTAAATTTACTCTTACCCTTCCTAATTTTTCTGGCACCTTCTAAGAAGTCCACAGCCCTGTGAATTTCGCCAGCCGTCGCCAAGCTAACTGACTTTCTGAGCATCCTTAATACTATTGCTCTTGGTGACTCTTCCAACAGAAGCTAACCTAGCTAAGTAGTTACAACTTTAATAGGTGAAACTCTTAGACGCAATTGGTCGGCCTTTTGTTTATCGCTCACCTGATCCGTGGACTGGTTATGTCAACGGCCTTCATCAATTAACCTGTAAGAAATTGCAGAATTTGGCCGGTACTCGAACCCATTACAGCAAAAAGACACTGATCAAAATGTTTCTAGCGCAATAGGGTCTCGGACTAAATCGGTTTAAGGTCTCGTTAAGAATCAGCTATTATCATGTACTCATCACCCCATATATCTCTTCTAAACGAGAGCCTCTTCTTATCTACAACAACTTCGGGCGGGGCTAACACCTGTGTTGTATAAAACCTAAAATCACATCTTTTACATTGTCTTCGTCTTACTGTTACTGCTTCGGGGTCTTTGCGAGTAAAAATCACTCTAGTTGTTGGATACCCGCAGTAAGGGCATGGTGGCATTGATGTGTTTGCAGGCTGTTTCATACTTCCTCCGCAGGTTTTAGTGTGTTACTTCCATGAATTGCTATATCTCTTGAGTCATCCCATTTAACCGAGTAATAATAAGCGGTTCGATTCCCTCTAATCTTTTTAAGTTCAACGTCGATAATTGTTCCATACCGACACTTAATAATATTGTGTTCTTCCAGTAATTGATTACGCTTTCTGGGATCAGTAAAGCAGTTGTTTTTATTGGGGCGTTTAACTCGATCATTAATTTGATATTTTTGGATACTCATTTCGCGTCACCCCAACTTTCGCCGTAGCTACCTTCCGCGATGAGGGCTATTTCATCGCCGAATATCTCTTTTCCTGCCTCTTCCATCACTTTTCTAGCCATTTCGAGTACTTTTTCGGCCTTATCGCGTTCACATTCGATCACGACCTCATCATGGATTTGTGCAATCAATCGTGCAGTTTTATCAATACCCGGTAGCCGGTCATAAATGACCGTCATTGCTAATTTGACGACTGAAGCGCATGATCCTTGGACTGTGTTGTTGGCGAATGTTGTATGTTTTGCAGCTTCACCGTGTAGAAAACGACGACGGCCATCAACCATCCTGACAGCTTCACCTCGATCCACGCGGTTGCGACATTCTTTATGCCACTCAGCAATTTTTGGGTATGCCTGTAGCCACGCTTTAAGAAATTTTTCTCCCTCCTCGTAACTAATAATTTGCCCGAGTGACGCGAAATAATTAACGAGTCCTTGAGGTCCACTTCCATACGCTGCGCCAAAGTTAGTTGCTTTTGCCTGTCTTCTTTCTTCATCAGTAATTTCAACCTCCTTTTTGTTAAACATCAGTGAAGCGGTGCGTCTATGAATATCAACACCAGCATTAAACGCATCCATCATTTCTTTCTCATTAGCAATGCGTGGAGAACACAAAGCTCTTAACTCCATACCTCCATAATCCAAAACAACTAATAAGCGTCCTTTCTTGACGTTGAATAAGTAACG